GCTAAAACAGTTTTAGATACAAGTTGTGGTTGGGGCGATAGACTTGCAGGTTTCTTTGCTTCAGACGCTGAAGAATATTATGGTTGTGACCCTAATCCAAATACATATCAAAGATATCAGGAACAAATTGCTACATACAATAAACTTTTACCTACACCTAAAAAAGTGCAGATATGGAATTGTGGTGCAGAAGATTTACCATATCATAAACTACCAAATATAGATGTTGCATTTACAAGTCCACCATATTTTTCTACTGAACAATATAATAAAGGTGGTGATAAACAGGAGTTACAATCATGGCATAAGTTTAATGAGTATAATAAATGGCGTGATGATTTCTATTTATCAGTTGCAGAAAAAACTATGGAAGTTTCAAAGTTTATGTTTGTAAATATTATGGATCCAAAAATTCATGGTGTTCGTTATCGTTCTGGTGATGAATTAGTAGATAAGTTTAGAGATAAATTTCTTGGTCAGATTGGCATGAGAATTATGCAACGACCAAAATCAGATACACTATTTAAAGATGAGCAAGAAAAGGCTGACTTTATGAATAAGATGTTCATAGAAAATGTTTGGTGTTTTGGTCCAGAAACAGACCTATTTAAAAATTCAAGAAAGGCAACTTTAGATGAGTTTTTTGCTTGACAAAAGATTATACATACTGTATAATAATAACAAAAAAATGTAATAGGAGGTAGATAATGAGTGATTTTTTAAAAGACGTAATTAAAGAAACTGGTAATGAATATGCTAGTTTAGTATCAGACGGTGCGTCAGGTGATGTAACAGATTTTATTGATACAGGTTCTTATATATTCAATGCACTACTAGGTGGTAGTATAAACAAAGGTCTACCATCAAACAAGATAACTGCTATTGCAGGTGAAAGTGCCACAGGTAAAACCTTCTTTGTATTAGGTATGTGTAAAAACTTTCTCGACCAGAATCCAGATGGTGGTGTTATATTTTTTGAATCAGAATCAGCAGTTACAAAAGAGATTATAGAAGAAAGAGATATTGATAGTATGCGTATGGTTGTAATGCCAGTTACTACTGTTCAAGAGTTTAGGCATCAGGCAATTACAGTATTAGACAAATATATTGCTCAAGATAAGTCAGAACAAAAACCATTGTTACTTGTATTAGATTCTCTAGGCATGTTATCAACAACTAAAGAAATGGAAGATACACAGGCAGGTAAAGAAACTAGAGATATGACAAGGGCACAAATTGTTAAGGCTGCATTTAGAGTATTAACATTAAAGTTAGGTAAGGCAAAAGTTCCTCTTATCATAACAAATCATACTTATGATGTTGTCGGTAGCATGTTCCCAACAAAAGAAATGGGTGGTGGTTCTGGTTTGAAATATGCTGCTAGTTCAATTGTCTATCTATCAAAAAGAAAAGAAAAAGATGGGACAGAAGTTATTGGTAATATCATACATTGTAAAAATTATAAATCTAGATTAACAAAAGAAAATAAAGTAGTAGATGTTCGCTTAACTTATGATAAAGGTTTAGATAGATATTATGGATTGCTAGATTTAGCATTGAAACATGGTATATTTAAATCAGTATCAACAAGGGTAGAGTTGCCAGATGGTAGTAAAACATTTGGTAAAACAATCAATAATAATCCTGAAAAGTATTTTACACCAGAGATACTAGAAAAGTTAGATGACGTTTGTACTAAAGAATTTAAATATGGAGATGTAATTGAAGAAGAAGATACCACCGACACACCAGACGACCAGTCCTAAACACCGAGAAGATTATGTCTTTGTTGAAAAGCCAGGAGAAGACTTTACAGCAATTAAATTAATTAGTGGACCATATGCAAGTATAGTTCTTAAATATGGTAATGTAGGTTTTAGACCAGAAGAAGAAAAGACACCAGATGGTGCTTTGCCTATGGTGTTCGATTATACTGTTATTGAAAACAACATTATGGCTGATACAGATAGTCAAGAGTTTATAAATCATATTGGTGATGTTCTAGTTGTATTGCTTGATGAGCAATTATCTGGAAGTTGGTTTAGTGAACAATTGAAAGAAGGAAGTTAATGGAAAGAATTGAAAGAACAGCAATTAGAAACTTAATTCACAATGAGCAATATTGTAGAAAAGTTCTACCTTTTATTAAAGAAGAATATTTTAGTGATAGATTAGAAAAAGTATTGTTTACAGAAATCTATAAGTTTGTTAATAAGTATAATAATCTTCCTACAAAAGAATCCTTATCAATAGAAATTAATGCTAATAAATCTATTAATGAAGATGAGTATAAACAAGTTACTGATATATTATCTACTCTAAATCCTGAACCAGTTAATCTAGAATGGTTAGTTGAGACAACAGAAAAGTTTTGTAAAGACCGTTCTATTCACAATGCAGTTTTAAATGGCATACAAATCATAGATGGTAAAGATAAGAACCATACGCCAGAATATCTTCCAGAGTTATTATCAAATGCTCTTTCAGTATCTTTTGACCAGAAAGTCGGTCATGATTATTTACTTGAGTCAAAAGAACGATATGAGTATTACAATAGAAAAGAAGAAAGACTAGAATTAGACCTAGAGTTTTTTAATAAGATTACAAGAGGTGGTATCCCAAGTAAGACTTTGAACATTTGTCTTGCAGGTACTGGTGTAGGTAAGACCATGTTTATGACACACCTTGCTTCATCTGTTTTATTACAAGGTAAGAATGTATTGTATGTAACTTTAGAGATGGCTGAAGAACGTATTGCTGAAAGAATAGACGCAAACTTATTGAATGTTGGCATGAGTGATTTAGAAGAATTACCTTATAAGATGTATGAAACAAAGATTAATAAGTTACAAAAGAAAACAACAGGTCAATTAATTATCAAAGAATATCCTACTGCTACTGCTCACACAGGTCATTTCAAAAACTTGCTTAGTGAATTAGCATTAAAGAAATCTTTTAAACCTGATATTGTATTTGTTGATTATTTAAATATCTGTACTTCATCTAGATTTAAGTCTGGTGCAAATGTAAATAGTTATACAATGATTAAAGCAATCGCTGAAGAATTAAGAGGTCTTGCTGTCGAATATGATATTCCTATCTTCTCTGCTACTCAAACGACAAGAGGTGGTTTTGTAAGTAGTGATGTAGGTCTAGAAGACACCTCAGAAAGTTTTGGTCTTCCTGCAACAGCAGACTTTATGTTTGCTTTAATTAGTAGTGAAGAACTAGAAGAAAAGAACCAGATAATGGTCAAACAATTAAAGAATAGATATAACGACCCAACTGTAAATAGAAAGTTTATACTTGGTGTCGATAGGTCTAAAATGCGTTTCTATGATGTAGAACAAAACGCACAAACTGATTTAGTTGATAGTGGTCAAGAGACATTATCATCTAATGATAAATTTAAAAAACTGGGACAGTTCTCAGATTTTAAAGTATAACCAAAAGGAGAAAACAAATGGCTATAAAACTAAATGATAAATGGTATGATGAATCTAAATTCACTACTGAAATAAAGAATGCTATCATACAGGTAAGTAATTATCAAAAGCAAGTTAATAATCTAAATGCAGATATACAAAATGCTAAGATTATCGTTGCTCATCACGCAAAGTATATTCAAGACAATGTACCAGCTTCTGCTGAAGTTGAAGAACCTAAAGCTGAACCTAAAGCTGAAGATGATTATGGTAATCCTATAAACAAGTAAACATGAAAAAAAGAGTTACAAAGAAACATAAAATTTCTTACGAGACAAAACTCGTTAAGATAAAAGATAAAGTTCGCTGGTTGTGTATTGAAAGACCAACTGGTAGTATCATTACTGAATCTGAATTTGAAGATGAAGCACAAAAAGTTTGTGACCATCAAAACAAATATAGACAATGGGAAAATCAAGGAGGTGTGGTTAAACACCTAACACTAGGAAAAATATAATGAGTGATATGAATAAACAGAGTAAAAGATTTTATGAAATTTTAAATGTAATAAAAGAATTACATGATAAGAAACGGCATGATTATGGTGCAAATGAAGATATCTTTGCTAACTTTCGATTATCAGAATTATCAGGTATTTCTGCTTGGAAAGGTTCTGTTGTTCGTATGGGTGATAAGTATGCTCGTATAAGTAATTTCATTAAGAAAGGTGAATTTAAATTTAAAGAAGAAGGTATTAAAGATACCTTAATGGACATGGCAATTTATAGTTTAATTACCATGATACTATTTGAAGAAGAAGAAGAACGGGAGACAAAAAATGACGAAAGTAGTTGATATGGGAAGTGTGGTTGAAGGCGATAACACTTCTCTAGAAGAATCAGGTATCGAAGTAACCGAAAATAAATTTGATATTGAATCAATAGGTGACCCAGAGCAACCTAGTAAGTTTGAGATTACAGATACTAAAACTGGTAAAGTTTTTACAGTAAGTGCTGATGCTTTAACAGGCGGTGACTATCATCAAGTCATACGACATACAGATGATACAATACCTGAAAAGGATATCAAAAGATATTATGAAAATGCTGTAGAAAAATTTAAGACAGGTCAAAGTCAAAAAATTTACTTAGATGAAGATTGGGTTAGAGACCTTTGGGAACAAGTAAACCCTGGTATCGACCTTGTTGATTCTTACGTTGATGTATATAGTGAAAGCACTAATGAAGTTTATCCTACTGCTGAAGTGGGCAACACATATACTATTATTGTAAACTTAGCACCAGACTTGCAACCAGAAGATGGTGGTACACTAGATTTATGGACACCTAATTTTACAGATGATATGAAAGCAATA